AGATTAAAACAAAGGGGTATTTGTGGCAAATATAGTTTTTCTTGGCAATTTTGAAGTATCTTATAGTAGTGAGAATCATCATGCTAGTAGTCTAGAGTCTTTAGGCCATACCGTGACAAAATTGCAGGAGCGTAAGGCTAAGACACAAACCATCCTAGAAAAAGCATTAGAGTCTGATCTGTTTATTTGGGTACATACACATGGCTGGGAAACCGTTGGTAACATTACGATGGATGAAGTTCTTAAGCAACTAAAAGCATCTGGTATTCCTACAATGACATACCATCTAGATTTATGGTTTGGCCTTGATAGACAAAATGATCTTAAGCATGATAGTTTCTATAGAACTATTGGTCACTTCTTTACTGTAGATAAACTTATGGCTGATTGGTTTGATCACAATACCGCCGTTAAAGGCCACTTCATGCCTGCAGGGGTATATGATAAAGAATGTTATATCCATCCAGATTATGACACACAAAACTTTGAGTACGATGTTATTTTTGTTGGCAGCAAAAGATATCACCACGAATACAAGTATCGTCCAGAACTAATTGATTTCTTAAGAAAGACATATGGTAAAAGATTCCTTCACGTTGGTGGGGATGGCGATACTGGAACTGTTCGTGGCGATGAATTAAACCGTATCTATGCTAAAAGCAAGATTGCGGTTGGAGATAGCCTTAACATAGGGTTTGAATATCCTTATTACACTAGTGATAGATTGTTTGAGTCTACTGGTCGTGGAGGCTTTACTATCTACCCAGAAATTAAGGGCTTAGATGAATACTTTATGCCTGATGAAGTTGTATTTTATAAGCATGGAAACTTTAGTGATCTAACAAATAAGATAGACCAGTATCTTGAAAACTCTTTAGTAAGAGAAAGAATTAGGTTAAACGGACACAATCGTACAAAAAAAGAACATACATATGTTCATAGATGGACTGCAATTCTAGAAGAACTTGGAATCAAATGAACTGTTTAGTCACAGGTGGTGCTGGATTTATTGGTTCAAACCTTGTTGATAAACTAATAGAACTTGGTCACAAAGTTATCTGTATAGACAATGAGTCAGCAGAATGTCATGAACAGTTTTATTGGAATCCAAAAGCAAATAATTACAAATATGACATATGTGATTATGAAAAAATTGCACATTTATTTAATGGGATTGACTATGTATTTCACGTTGCATCAGATGCAAGAATACAGCCTGCAATATTAAATCCAAGAAAGTCTATTGAATCAAACGCTGTAGGTACTGCAAATGTTATTGAACTTGCAAGAATTAATAAAGTAAAAAGATTTATTTATTCAAGCACATCATCTGCATATGGAAAGAAAGCAATTCTTCCAAACATAGAGACACAAGCATCTGACCCACTAACTCCATACTCTACAGCAAAGGTGTTTGGTGAAAACCTTGCAAGAGTTTACTATAATCTTTATGGACTTGAGACTATATCTCTTAGATATTTTAATGTTTATGGAGATAGACAGCCACTAAAGGGTCAGTATGCACCAGTAATAGGACTATTTTTAAAACAACATCATGAAGGAAAACCTTTGACAATTGTTGGAGATGGATCTCAGCGCAGAGACTTCACACATATATCTGATGTGGTAGAAGCAAACATACTTGCATCTGAAGTAAGCCATGGCTTTGGGGAAGTATATAACATTGGGTATGGGAGCAACTATTCTATACTTGATATTGCTAATATGATTTCAAATGATATCAAGTTTATTCCGTCAAGAATTGGGGAAGTACAAGAAACTCTTGCATCTAATTCTAAGTTTAAAGATTTAACTGGATGGATACCTAAAGTATCACTAATGAAATGGTTGCAGAAATGAAATATGTAGTCTGTTTACCATTTCGTGTTCAAGAGTTTCGTGATGAGTTTATGCTTAATTGTAAATTAAACAATATTTTAGAGATTGACAATACAGTTAATAATATTGGCATAATGGCTAGTCATAATCTTGGCATTAAAAAACTTTATGAAGATAATGCTGATTGGCTGATTATAATGAGTGCAGCAATAAGGTTTGGTGATAAGGGTGGCTTAGATATCATTGAGCATTTAGAAAAAACTGATGCTCAAATTGTTGAAGGCTTCCAACTTTATGGTTGGCATTTAATGGCTTTTAAAAAAGATGTTATTGATACTGTTGGCGGATGGGATGAAAACTTTACACCATATGGATATGATGATTTAGATTATAGTATTAGAATTAAAAAAGCAATGCCTAATGTTAAATGGGAAAAGATTTTATTTGATGTTTCAGATACTATTATGGGTCATAGCATTAAACTAGGTGGAGTAAGGTCAAATGACAACCTATTGCATCAATATTTCTACAATAAGTGGGGCCAATATCCTGGAGGTGGGCACAGTGTTGAGGAACTCTATCCAACTCCATTTAACTTACCAGATGTAGATTTTAAATACTGCCCAAAAGAAGATGATAAGAACCATGTTAGTTTTATTAAAAAAGTTAGATACCAAGAATAGGATGTTTATAAAATGACAGAAATGATAAAGTCAGTAATCAATGGAGAGTTTGAAATCTTTCTTCCAGAACATCGTGCCAACAGACCTGAGTGGTACACAGAAAAAGGATGGGAAAGAAAAAGATTGCAATCAATGCATAGCAATCTTGGACCTGGCGATGTAATCTATTATGTTGGTGGAGAAGAAGGGGAGATGGTTGCGCTTTGTCAAATATGGGGAGCAGAGACTGTAGTATTTGAACCAAACCCAAAAGTATGGTCACACTATCCATTATTATGGGAAAGTAATAAACTAAATAAGCCAACCGCTTGTATTCCTGGATTTGCATCTAATGAAAACAATAAACTTACAAGAATTTATCATAATGAGTTTCCACCAGAAGCGGATTCAGTAATTGATGCTGCACATGGATTCAAAGAGTTACATACAGAGGGATCTACTTATGGACAAATAACAATTGATTCATGTGTTTACGATAAGGGTATCAAACCACCTACAGCAATAACTCTTGATGTAGAAGGAAGTGAGTGGGCTGTGCTAACTGGTGCAGAAAAAGTTTTAAAGGAATACAAACCAAAAATTTGGCTATCTGGTCATCCAGAATTTATGATCATGTATTGGAACAAGTATCTTTGGGACCTTAGATATTGGATTATGGAACTTGGATACAAAGAAACAATACTAGACTATCAGCATGAGGTGCATTTATTCTATGAAGCAAATTAAAGCCTATCTATATTCTATTGATCCACTTGATTCTGCTGACGGTAAATGGGATTATGGCTTACTAAAACAAACTTTTGATAAAAATCATATTGAGCAAATAACTGTAAAGCAGATACCAAATGAAGAACGTGCATTTGTTGTTATTCCTGGTCAGGGAAACGCTGGCAAAGAAGATAAAATATCTGAGCAGTTACAAAATTTAAGCAGGGTAGTTTTGTTTATTACTGGTGATGAAGGTGCTCACTTTAATGTAGATAAGATATCTCATCCTAATATTGAGATATGGGTTCAATACCCTCATCAAAAACATGAACAATATAATAAAGTTTTTATTGGTGCTCCTCAGCATATTAAAGATAATTTGCCTAACTATCCTATTAAAGAATATGATGTTTATTTTGGTGGTCAAATAACCCACCAGCGCAGGAAACAACTAGGAGAAGCCATGCCAGGCCTTCCAAATAGCCTCTACAAGCCCACTCCAGGCTTTGCACAAGGAGACACACCCAAAGACTACTATGCCACCATGTCAAAGGCTAAGATAGCCCCCTGTCCTGCAGGAGCACAGGTTGTTGATACTTTTAGGTTCTTTGAATCAATAGAAATGTTATGCCTACCAGTAGGAGATCTGGTAGACTCAAAGGGTATTGAAAAAGATTTTTTTGCATATGTTGGGGCAGAAGACATACCAATAACAAGGACAAATAACTGGCATAATCTAAAAGAAATGGTCCCTAACTTACTTAATGATTATCCTAATAATATGCATAAGGTTGTATCATGGTGGATTAAATATAAAAGAGATTTTTCTATAAAGATTATGAGGCAAGTAAATGAATAAGAATGATGTAACAATTGTTATGGTAACTTCTGTTTTACCGAGCCATCCAGATACAAGAATTCTTGATGAAACTATCAGAGAAGTAAGAATGCATTTTCCAGAAAATGAGATCATCTTACAGATTGATGGCCTGCGTGAAGAAAGACTAAATAGAAAAGCAGATTATGATGAGTTTAAAAGTCGTGTTCTTTGGAAGTGTTTGCACGAATGGAAAAATGTTTTGCCAATTATTTTTGATGAGCACAGCCACCAGACAACGATGATGAAAAAAACAATAGACTTGATTCAAACATCTGTGATGCTTTATGTTGAAGGAGATGCACCTCTTACTGGTGATAGACACATTCACTGGGATGAGTGCTTAGATATGTTGGAGTTTGGTAAAGCAAACACAATCAGGTTTCACTTTGAGGCATCAATCCCTCCAGACCATAGCCACCTAATGCTTAATAAGAGAGGTAACTTTTTAAAAACAATTCAGTGGAGCCAAAGACCACACCTATCTCGTGTTGATTATTATCGTGAAGAAGTGTTAAGAGTTTCAGATGAAAAAACTTTTATTGAAGATAAGTTTCACGGGGTTGTTCAAGATGATGGTTGGTTTAAACATAAACTTTGGATATATCATCCAGAAGGAGATATCAAGCGTTCCTACCACTTGGATGGTCGTGAAGGTACTAGAAAGTTTACATCTGATGACCAAGCATGGGGATTAACTGAATGAGATTAGGAATTATTGCAAGATCAGATAATACTGGGCTGGGTAATCAAACAAGAGAACTTGTTAACATGCTTAATCCATCAAAGGTTATGCTTATTAATTCTACTTCTTTTAACAGAAATAAGCAGCATCCAGAGTGGTATGAAGGATATGACTGCCAACATGTTCGTGGATTTCCTAAAGCCTTTGAGATAGATATCTTCTTAAAAGGATTAGATGTTGTGTTAACCTGTGAAACATTTTATAATAAAGAATTTATTCCTTTAGCAAGAAGAAAAAAGGTAAAAACAGTATTGCAATATAACTATGAATTTTTAGAACATCTTCAGCAGCCAGACCTTGCGCTGCCAGATGTTTTTCTTTCACCAAGTCTTTGGAACTTTGAGCATGTAGAAGGACTGTTTGGAAATAAAACAAATGTTGTTTATCTGCCTCCACCAACAGATCACACATTGTTTAATGCTGTAAGGAAAAACAATACTTCTAAACATCACAACAGGATATTACATATTGGTGGTAAGGCTGCATCTGAAGATAGAAATGGAACTAAGTCTGTTGTTGAGATGCTTAAGCATTCAAAAGGAGACTATGAGGTTGTCATTAAAACACAAACACCCCTTGATCTAAAATGCAAAAATCCAAGACTAATAGTAGATACAAATGATGCAGAAAATAGAGAAAGCATGTATGATGGATTTGATGCAATGGTGCTTCCTAGAAGATATGCTGGTCTTTGTTTGCCTATGAATGAGGCTTTGATGAGTGGTCTTCCAGTATTTATGACGGACATATCACCAAACAACAAGGTGCTTCCAAAAGAGTGGTTGGCCAAGTCTAATAAGATTACTACATTAAGAACAAGAACAACTCTTGATGTTTACGCTGCTGATGCAGAAAACCTTGCACACATTGTTGATAACTATATGAAAGAAAAAAATACAAATATTGAAAAGCAAAAAGCCTTTGATATCGCAACAACAAACTTTTCTGCTAAAAACTTAAAACAAAAGTATCTAGATATTTTAGAGAAATAAAAAAGCGGGTCCGAAGACCCGCCTTCCTATGTAAGATAAACTTACTTCTTGTCTGCTGGCTTCTTTGCAGCCTTCTTCTTAACTACCTTTGCACCCTTTAGTGCTGCTGCAACATCTGCTTCAGCAGGCATACGTCCAAATGCCTTGTCGTTAGGATTGACTGCTCTCAATACTACGGGCACGATGGCTCCAAGTAGTGAGTAAGCAAGTGTTTCTGGATCTGTTACTCCAGATGCATACATTGCCGTTGCTGCACCAAGAACTGATCGTCCGTATGATGCTAACATATTCTTCATTTTTTCGTTCATTATTCCTCCTAGGATATAACTTTGATTAGTATAGCGTAGCCAGCCCATAGGCCTATAATGCCTGCTACCCCTGCAAAAACAGGTGGTGCTGGAACTGGCAATTTGAATGCAGCAAAAACTAAACCACATCCAAAACCTGTTAGTACTGATAGTACAATGTCTTTCATTTTTCTCCCACTATATATTTTCTATGATGATTTTCACAGAAGTCTACGTATCTTGTTTCTGTCATTGAAA